TATCTTTTTATACGAATAGGCTCCCAAGTATATTTACTTGGCATCTGTTGTGGTGTAACACCTGTGTCTGTTAAATAAGTTGTAAAACTATTTGTAAAGACTTTTGTAAATGTTTCTATTTCTGGTTTCCAAATCTCAGGTGCATTTGCCATTCTTATTTGTGTAAAAATCATTCCTCTGTCATCAAATACTTCATGTTGATTTTCAAATTGTTCAAACTTGTCTACAACATCATTGCAAGTTTTTTTATCAAGTATATCATCATATGTTTTAATCAAATTATTCATATTTTTATTGTCCAATCTATTGCGATTCTTTTTTTATCGGTTATTATATCTTCTGCCCTATGTGGTAGTCGTGGGTCAAAAACTATAAAGTCGCCAGGTATCAACTTATGTAATGTTCCATCATGTTGGAATCCACCACCATCCATTCTATTATCCCAATCTGAATTTATTATTCCTAATACTTTCATGATTGGTGTGTCTTTCAGTTCATCTTTCTCATGGTCTGTATGTAAATTATCTTCTCTATGTTTATCTTTCATAGAGATACCGCAAAACAAAAGGTCTAGGGGAACATTAACATTTTGTTTTTTTGCAGTTTCATGAATCATCATTAACAAACTCATAGACACACCGCCCAAAAATTTATCATGCATTGTATTACCTTGTATGACATCTATCTTTGCATGTTTATCTTCAAATGGTTTACCAATAGGATAATTGAAGTTCCATTTATTAGATTTTGTAACTTGATGTTTAATAAAATCTAAAAATAATGGTGTACAACAATTATGTACTATCGTTGCCATACTTAAACTCTTTGATTGCAACTTCTTCTAGTTGTTTCATTACGTCTTCTGTGAAATATTTTTCTGGGTCATTATTAATTGTTTTGGCATATTGTTTACTACCATCTGGTAATTCAATACGAGTTGATACTTGTTTGAAGATTCCATACTGCACTGCCAAATCAAGTAGTCCATAATACCTATCAAGTCCTTTATCATAAGTTAGTAATACATCAACCATTTTATTTTCCATAGTTAGTCTTGACTTATGATTCTTACAATGAATTATATTACCAATGACTTCTGTACCATCTTTAAATTTTTTCTTTGAAAGATATATGATACTTGAAGCAGCATATTTTAATCCACTACCACCACCCATTTCTTTTTTTGGAAACATAGAACCAATTACATCATATGTATGATTAGTTACAACCATTGGCACTTTTGCTTTTCCAAGTTTCAAAGTTAAAACTCTAAATGCAGCTTTGAGTATTTGTGCTCTTGACATATCTCTAGTTTCTTTTCCTGCCTCTGTATCTTCTACTTCTTTTGTAGTTGATAACATACCAAGTGAATCTAAACATATAAAGAGTGGTCTTCTGACATCTACATCTTGTTGCGTATATCTATCTAATACTTTTAATGTTTGATGTCTAAACTCTTGTACAGTTGTTACTGGCATGATTACCATTCTATCTGCAGCTATTCCTCTATCAAGAACCATCTGTTTTGTGATTGCACTTTCTGATTCAAAGTACACAACACCACCATTTTCATTTTGGTCTAGAAAGTTTTTAACCATTCCCATTAGAAAGAAAGTTTTTCCTGTTGCACTTTCTCCAGCAAGAGCAGTTATTTTATTTTGTGGAAGTCCACCATACATTGAACCAGAAACTAAAGCATTAAAAATATAAGAACCTGTATCTATAAAGTTCTCTACATCTCCAGCCTCTACGCCCTCTGAAACTATTCCAGCATATTCGTTACCCGTTTCTTTGATAACATCTTTTAAAAAGTCATTCATTATTTTCCCCTACTTGATTGCAATTGCGCCAACAAACATGTGATTACGCCAGAATGGTTGTACAGTTTTAAAACCAGCACATTCTAACATATTTTCTAATTCTTTCCAAGTATTAGGTTTTAACATGTTTCTTAGTGTTTTTTCTTTTTCTAAAATATCTGATGCTTCAAAATGTTTTCTTTTATAATCATAAAAATTAAAAGTTATCATTTCTTGTAATCTTGAATCTTCACAAACTGTTTTTTCTGCAAAGATAAAAGCACCACCATGATTTAGTCCATTGTATATATTTTGTATCACATCAAATCTATCCTTTCTAGGCATAAACTGTAATGTAAATATTGATGTTACTAAACTACAATTTTTAAAATCATAACCACGAACATCTTTCTTTTGGAAGTCAAATTTTGCCCAATAGTAATCATTTTTCATTCTTGCTTGTCTTGTATCAAGTTCTGGGAAAAAACTAGGTGCAAGTTCTATACCAATGTAATTGGCATACTTACAAAAATGTTGATTGCCTTTTACAAAGGCCTCTGTTAATTTTCCTGTTGAACAACCTATATCAACAACATCTGTTTCATCTTCTACAAAGTTTCTAGATAGATTAACTACATCTTCTAATAAGTTTGTATATCCACGAATTGAATGTTCAATATGGTCATCAAAACCTTCTTCTCTTTGAGCAAAGGTAAAATCATAATTTTTAGACATAATTCCTACTCCAATTTATCTTGCCATTATACATGGTGTAATCATGTTTTGTCAAGGCTTTTATTATATGGTTCTATTACATTCTTATAGACAGACTCAGCAATGGCTTTCATCATCAAAGAGGGTACCATTCTACCACATCTTTCTAGTTTCTGTGACATAGAACCAGTCACTTTAAAATCATCTGGTAAAGCCATTAGACGCTTTATCTCATTAATTGTTAATCTTCTTTTTTCAATGAAATGACAAACATCTGCATTTGTTGTAATTGTTGGTGCTGGATGGTGTCTAGATATCTTCTTAACATTGAAATGCCATCCTTTAGGATGGTAATCATTTCCACCTAATACTTTGTCTGGGTCATCTGGCATTAGAGCTGCTGTGTCTTTGTAGTGTGCAGATTTTAACCATGTGTCTGTACACCATTTAAGTTCTTCTGGGTCTAACTCTAAGCCCTCTAATGCTTCTCCAGCTGTTACTATATCTCCACTTCCCTCTGGGAAGATACTAGCAATATTCATAAATGTTAATCCTATTGCCTCTGTAACATCCTCACGAACAGCAATAAAGATAACACGCCTTCTAGATTGTGGTACTCCAAAGTGTGATGCATTTAAAATTTTATATGATACATCATATCCTATTTCTTCAAATGTGTTTACAATTTCATTTAACTTTAATTTTGCTTCGCCTGCCAATAAACCTGCTACATTTTCACCTATGATTACTTTAGGTTTAATTTCCTCTGCAACTCTAAGATACTCAAAGAATAGGTCTTCTATATTTTCTACTACTTTATTGTCTGAATACTTTTTAGTTTTACCCCAACCATCAGAATGTTTTGAACCAGACTTTCCTAAAGTACCACACATTGAAAAAGCAGAACATGGTGGGGAACCATCTAATATATCTAGTTCACCCTTTTGTATTCCAGCAGTTTCTAAAAAATCTTTACCTGTAAGTTCTTTTATATCATCAGGTAGTATTTTAGTGTCTGGGTAATTTTCTTTATATGTGATTCTTGCTTGTTCTACAAACTCATTTACACAAAGTATTTTTCCACCAGCTAGTCTGTAGCCTGTAGATGAACCACCACCACCAGCAAAAGTAGATATGACACTAAACTTATTTTGTGCCGATGCATCTTTTACATCCTTTAAGTTATACTTTGGATATTTCATCTAATTATTTCTATCTCACTTTCTGTTAATACTGCAACTCTTGCACCGCAAGATAGTAATGTTTTATCATTACCACTATAAACTACTTTAGAAGGGCCCTTTATGTCAACTTCATGACAGTAAGTATTTTTTCTTCCCTGTTTTATAGTTAGTACAGGATTATTTTCATTATTCTTTTTGTTAGCACGAATTATATGCTGATTAACGTGGATATAAGTTTTCATATTTTATTATAGGGTTTAATTACTTTTTCGTAAATTGATTCTGCAATTGCTTTCATCATAAGTGGTGGTACCATTCTACCACATCTTTCTGACTGTTGATTAAAACTACCTGTTAGTTTAAAGTCATCAGGTAGTGACATCATTCTTTTTGTTTCTTTAATTGTAAATGTTCTAGGTTCATGCCAGTGCATTGCTCCACCTGTTGCTGTAATTGTAGGTGCAGGTTTATGTCTAGATGTTTTTTTCATATTAAAGTGGTGGCCTTTAGGATGATAATCAGCACCTGTTTCTACTTTGTCTGGGTCATCTGGCATCTTTAACCAAGTTTCATAATGAGAAGTTTTTTTAAATTTTTCTATTAGTGTATCTGCTTCTTGTCTGTCCACTTCTACATCACTTAAACAATCTTCTAATGTAACCACTTCTCTACTTTCATCTGGAAATAAACTAGCAATATTCATAAATGTTAATCCTATTGCCTCTGTAACATCCTCACGAACAGCAATAAAGATAGTTCTTTGTCTTGTTTGTGGTACTCCATAGTGTACAGAATTTAATACTTTGTATGATACATCATATCCTATTTCTTCAAATGTATTTACAATTTTAAAAAGATAATTTTTTGCTTCACCAACAGTTAGTCCTTTAACATTTTCAGCAATAATTACTTTTGGTTTTAAATCTTTAGCTACTCTTAGAAACTCAAAGAATAAATCTTCTATGTTTTCTACTTTCTTACCATCAGAGTAATTCTTAGTTTGACCCCAACCTTTAGAGTGACTACCTTGTACCATTGAACCAGATACAGAAAATGCAGAACATGGTGGTGAACCATCAAAAATATCTATGTCACCATACTTGTTAAAATCTTCTGCAGTAAGTTGTTTTATATCATCTGGTAGTACAGGTGTGTTAGGATAGTTTTCCTTATATGTGTTTATGGCTTTTTT